AAATCCTGCACCGCCACCCGCAATAGTTGGTGCTGTTCTCATTTGAACTGGATACATCCAACCTTGAAAATTTGAACCAGTTTCGACAATAACTTCAGAGTGAGATTGAAAATACCTCTGACACAAAGCCAACTCAGTACCATAAGGTCTGTAATCAAAACTTGTTGCGGTACTGCCTTTTTCTAGTTGTACGCCTGTGATGTAGAAGGTTGCGCCTGATGTTCCTACAACTGAGACTGCGCCAGTAGCAGAGAAATAGTTATTTGCAGTCCATGAGCCAGCAGTTCCGCTATAAGTAGTCCCAACACCTAATCCAAACCTAACAATCAACCCTGAGCCATTTGTTATATCCCATGTACCGCCTGAAGTTGGTCCAGCAACAGTAACGCTAATTGTTGTCCAAGTATTTGCAGAAGAAATTGTGTATGTAAACGGATAAGAATAAGTTGAACCGCCTACTAAAGCACCGCCAAAAGTACCAGTAAGGCTTGAATAAACTTGGAAAGATAAAGTAATAGTCTTTGCGTTAGCTGTTCCCCAATTTAAATCGGCAACATTGTAGCCTTCAATATTTTGGGCAACAACATAGAAATCCCCTACCAAAACACTATAAGCAGAAGATGAAGTAATCAATAATGACTTGTTAAATCCTGCTGGGGCAGTAGAAGATTGTTGTGCAGTAAATTTAGAAGCGACAGAACCAGTAATAAAAAATCTATCTACTGGAAACAAATTGCCAGTTGTTTGAGTAACACTAGCCCCCGCATTACGCTGGTCAATCACCATCGCTGAATTTATGAGGCGGTTCTTAAAGCCAAAATTGCTGGACGCATTGAATACATCTGAGCCGTTAACCTTGGCTGTAATCTCTCCAGTACCCTTTGCGACTAACTTGAATCCGATATTGGTGTCCCCACCAGATGCAGTAAGAGTTGGAGAAACTCCAGTCGCAGCGTTTGCAAGAGTTACTTCATTGACTGCCGATGTTGTTGCAGTTACTTTCAGCAGCTCGTTGCCATTGGTATCAATAACATCACCAACTAACTTTAGATTCTTACCGCTACCGATATTAAGACCGACCGATGTGCCAGTACCTGCTGCTGCAAAGATTGCATCAACCGAGTCCAAGTCGGTATTGATCTTCGTACCCCATGTATCGGTTGACGCACCTACTTCTGGCTTAGTCAGTAATAGGTTTGTGGTTGTGGTATCTGCCATAGTTCACCTTCATGCTGGGACTTGCGTCCATGTTTCTGAATTGTCCGATATTTCTGACCAATTTTCTGATGTGTCTGAGACGGGACTCCAGCTCTCGGATGTATCAGTTGTTGGTGTCCATGTCTCTGGAATATCCGACTGTGCTGTCCAAGTCTCTGGAGTGTCGTCTTGCCTATCCCAATAAAAGTATCCAACATTGCCAACAGCGCCAGCAATGATTTCCCCAATTATCTCAATAGTTCGTGCATTCTGTGCGCTACCAACTTCAAGTGATGACGACACACCAGACAGATTGACTACCTGAGCAGACGATGCCACCATAGTGCCGACAGCACAAGTAGACGAGTTTCCAGATATTGAAACTGATACGCTATTGACTACTGAGTCAACCGCACCAGTTGACTGGTTTCCATTGATGCCAAGTGCATTAGAAAACGATCCGACTGCCGTAGTTGATGAGACGCCAGATATGGACACCGTGACATATAAGCCGACAGTACCGACATTACCAGTACCGACTACGCCATCCTCTTGCTCAGACACATTGACTAATACAGTTCCAGCGGCAGTCGTTGACGCATTACCCGTCAACGCAATAGATGTAGCGCCACGGCTTACAGAGCCTACGGCAGCCGTTGATGCGTTACCAGTCACCGATGCGGAGATTCCTTCTTCAACGCTTCCTACGGCAGTTGTAGAGGCATTGCCAGTTATGGCGTGGGTGCGTGTTTCTGCAACGCTACCAACGGCAGTCGTTGATGAATTTCCAGTCAATGCAAAGGATGTAGCCCCGCGAGTAACCGATCCGACCGCAGTTGTTGATGCGTTGCCTGTTACTGCAATTTGTGGAGCTGCAACCACAGAGCCAACCGACAAGGTTGACGCATTACCAGTCAGGGCAAACGATGTTGCGCCTCTGGCAACGCTGCCAACGGCAGTAGTTGACGAGTTGCCAGTAATAGCAACGATTAATACCTCTGCAACGCTACCTACGGCAGTCGTTGACGAGTTGCCAGTCAAAGCAAACGATGTAGCGCCTCGACTTACAGAACCAACGGCAGTCGTGGACGCATTGCCAGTTATGGCAAAGGATGTTGCCCCGCGACTTACAGAACCGACGGCAGTCGTGGATGCGTTACCCGTTACTGCAATAGACCTTTCGCTAGTAACGCTACCAACATTACCAGTCGCTACCGTTCCATCTTCTTGAATTGATATTGACTCTTGTACGCTACCGATGGCAGTCGTCGATGCGTTACCAGTCAGGGCAAATGATGTTGCGCCACGACTTACTGATCCAACGGCAGTAGTCGATGCGTTACCTGTAATTGCTATGGATGTTGCGCCACGACTGACAGAGCCAACAGCAGTAGTTGAAGAGTTGCCTGTAATGGCTGTCGATACTGCTGCGACAACAGTTCCAACATTGCCAGTTGCAATATTGCCATCCTCTTGAATGGAAATAGTTTCTGTAACACTACCAACAGCAGTCGTCGATGCGTTGCCTGTAATCGCAACGGTTATTACTTCTGCAACAGAGCCGACAGAACCAGTTGCAGCATTGCCAGTAATGGCAACGGTTGGGACATCTCCGTAACCGTAAGCCCCGCGACCGTACCTACCAGAGCCATAAGCAGCCATGTTGCTGCCTCTTTATTAAGCGAGTCTGATCAAGCCTGTGCTTGCATCATTCGTTGGCATTGTTAGTGTGAAAGTGCCAGCCGTAACGGTTTGAGAACCGAAGGTGTGGACGCTAACTGCCTTGTTTGATTGAGTCGAGTTATAAATCAAGACAGCATCAAAGGCAGTTGCTAGAGTAACAGTTGTGTATGTGATGCTGGCGCTTGGAGTGACAAAAGCTGTCGTTCCACTTGTGCTTGGAGCTGTACCAAAAGTTACCGCAACACCACCTGCCGTGTAATTTGTTCCAGAGACTTCGTTAGTTGCTGAGTAAGCAGTAGTCGATGCATTGACTGTTGCAGATGCCAAGTACAAAGCAGCTTTGAAAGAGTCAGTAGCAGTTGATCCGCGTACAACGCCAGTACCAAAATTGTGATGTCCTACCAGTAATTCGCCCTTAAACGAAGTACACATTGCTTGAGTATTTGCCATGATGGTTTCCTTATCCTAAAGATTGAGCGACTGCTTCACCAGCCACATTGCGTTTTAAGGTCATATGGACTGAGCGATGCACAAGCTCGCCTTCTAGCCAATACTCAACCCAACTAGTTGTCTCATTGTCATTGTCAATTATCCCCTCTTTTTTCTCAAGAAGAGAGTCGTCCATATCGCCTTTTGTTGTAGTAACAATAGCCATTTTTTTCTCCTATCCCAAAGTTCTTGCGCGAGTTATCAGTACACCGCCAGTTGAAGAGCTACGATCATCTGCCTTGGTGACCTCTTCAAGACCAGCTCGGTACATTGATGCCCATACCGTAATTCTCGCATCATCTTGAAGATAAGGAGCTGCTTGCATAAGAGCGCCATAGAGATATACATCTGGAGCAGAAGTTAGCAGCCAGTTGGTTGTGTTGCTAGTTGATAACTTACTCAACTTTGCGTAATAGATCAACTCGCCCGTGTAGGCAGTATCTGGTACTGGAAGGTAGCGAAACTGCTCACCCACAACGGTAAAAAATACAGGTTTAGTCGCTGTGCGATATGTAACCGACAGAGTGTCCATTGAGTCAATAGTCTCAAACCCCAATGGTGTAACAGGATCGGTATCGAGCTTGAAGGATTTAACTTCCAAGAAGTCGTCTGGTACTGCGGAGTATTCGGTAGTGATCGATGCAGTAGATCGCACGATCATCTGTCTGGTGCGCAGATTACGCTCAATCTGAGCCTCTGCCAGAGAGATAAAGTCTGCAATAGCAGTAGTCAGGTCTGAGCGATTAAGCCAGTCCCCGACCGATGTCTTCAGTTCAGCATAGGTTGTGAGCGCCATCTTCAGCCTTTTGTGCTTTCTCCAAGTCGCGCATCACCCAAGTGTGATCGTGCTTGAATTCAAATGTCCCAATGTGTC